CCCTTGGTCTGCCTGTCAGAAAGCCCCGAGTGTAACGGTCACTTGGGGCTGGGGAAGTTGTGGCTTGATGGTTGATTTGGGAAACAACGCCACAATGGCCCCTGAATGCGAGGGGCTGCCATTGTGTTGCGGCGCTACACAATGGCTTGGTGTAGTCAGTGGGCGACAGTCGTTATCAGGAAAGCCTTCTGTGCAGTAATGTTCATCTTAACTTAGAAGGTGAAGGCGGTGGGGGTTAACTGGGTATTTTTAAAGTCCTGAGATAATGCAAACAAAAAGACTGGTGAAGGTTCAACCATTCCGTTCAGGTTATATGTCGGTCCATTAAGCACTGAGGTAAACGCAAAATTCAGTCTGGCGCGAAAACCAGGTGAACCGTAATACTCTTGGGCTTCCGCAAGTAGATGATCTTCATTTTCCAATTCTTTTGAAACAACAGCCCATCCATTTTGGCCTAGCAGAGCCGCGTATCTTTCCATCGCAGATAGGACCGTTGATGGTAGTACTTGCATCCCATTACAGACGCGGAAGAAGATCTCCATTGAGAGTGGGCTTCGACCCGTTTCGATTTTTGTCCATGCACTAGGTGTTTTGCCGCAGAAGTCAGCAATTTGTGCTTGGTGAATGTTGCGCTCCAAACGAAGCTCCTTCAATAGAAGAAGTGTGATGCTCGAGAACGTAGTGGCCTTACTCTCGCTATTCATAATGCTTGCCTTAAAGTTGTTTCTAGGATTTTAAAAAAACAGTAACAGACAAGTTCTTTGTGGTCAACATATAGTTCCTGTTGCTCACTAGCAAGTTCCTGGTGGGAATGCGATAACTCTTTTGGCATCTTTTTATATAAGGAGAAACAGACGATAAGATGGCGCGTGAGGCAGTGGATATTTACAACGTGGAGAGACCGCATCATACGTTGAAATATAGAGCCCCTAGGCTCTGAGTGGAGAGACAATGTGTAAATCTATTTCAGGACTAGACTGCCTCACCTTTCCCATACTTGATAGATAATGAGCTCAATATTGCGCTAGTCGAGGGTGACGATCTTGTGCAGTACGTCTTTGTGCTGCTTGCCAAAGAGCTCGGCCACTTTCAAGGACGTGGTGACAGGTTGGCCTTGTTGAAGGCTGATGATCTCAGCAGGGGTAAAACTGGTGATGTTGTTCATGATGAGATACAGGTAAATCGCCACCAAAGAGGTCTTAATCTTGACTGGTGACGAGCTGAACAGGGTTGAGACTACCGGGCATCAGAGAAACCGGCCAGCCGTGAGGCTGCCCTGCCCAGCCCGCCATAACAGAAATTGCGGGTACTACTGAGCCGCACAAAAAACACACGTGCGCGTATTGTGCGCTCTAATGCCTGCTGGGTCTCAATCCCGGCAATGGATGTTGCCGTTGCTCGCGCCCTATCGCGCAACCAACCGCAACCAATCGACACCAACCCGCCCGACCGCACACAACACCAGCAGCAGGGTAGCGATTTCCGCCAGGGCAGGGGACAAACACAGGTAGGGGAGTTACAGTTGATCAGCGGTTGAAGAACTGTTCGGCAATCTCGGCAAGTCGGCTGAGGAAGAGAGCGTTCCGTGCCATAGCGTGTCCAGGTTTCAGTAGGGCGATGACACAAGCATGTCCTTTGAGTTCATCGATACAGTACACCAGATGCACATCGGAGGTTTGACGGTACTTGAAGCCTCTGTAGCGCACGGATAGCGTACTCAGTGGCAGTATATGAACATGGCGTAACTTGGCTGCTTTGACACTGGAGGGGGTGTCCAAGTGGTCATAGAGTTCATCTCTGCCAAAGATCCCCGTTGGCTTGGTGTAGAGATGTTGCCCACGTTGCAAGTAGGCTTTGAAGTCTTTGAGTAGTTGTGTCTTGCTTGTTTCTAACTCTGGATCATCTGTCAAGTCGGCCCTGAACATCGCGTCATAGCTGACGACTTTTGTGATCTTCATGAGGGCCGACGGGGTCAGATTTCAGAGAACGTGGCGTTTTTGGGGTCACTTGTCAGGATGGACGCCATAGACAGCATGGCGAGGCGATCGAGCTGCTCGGCCGTTACGGCAGTCTTCATGGTCTCATGGTGGTGGTCATGAGGACGCTTTAAGGCCACAGCAACCCCTTCATGCACCATATCTTGGCGCATTTTGGTGTGGGGTTTGAATTTGTTTGCTGTGTGCATGATGACTCTCTATCTGAGGTTGGTTAAGGCAGTACGCCTTGCTCTTAGCGTAGTCCCGATTCGGGATTTCAGGCGCATTATTACGCAATACTGCGCAACGGACAACCGCCAAAAGCGACTAAGAGCCACCATTAACCACAAATCAGGGCCAATTAGTGAGCATGATCAATCTGCTTGCCAACATAGACGAGCATCAGGCCAAAAATGAAAAATGCCGCGTAGAGAGAGAAGGCGCCAGCTGTCTCGGGAATGAGAGCATTAATCAACGGCCATTGTGCAAAAGGGCTTATTGGCTGGGGTAAGACGACTTGACCGTTAGTGATGGCTTCTATTCTGTTGTTAACTCGGTCGATGCGGTGATGGAATTTAGAGAGCAAGAATCCAGCAGAAATAGCTACAGAAGCGATAGAGATACAGCATTTCCCAACACCCTTCAAAAATCCAGGCTCGAGTATCAGGCTCATCAGAAAATCTTGTATGCGTTCCTTCATGTACACAATCCATTTAGGCCTCAATCGATGCAGCTTATACCGAGCTGCTGGTAAGCACCAGATGGAGTTATGAAGTCAATCTGGCCAGCAACAAATCTTCCAGTAGCTCCACCTCCTCAGTGGTTATCCCCAGCAGCTCACGCGCCGGATAGCTGATTTCGCGGCCCTTGATGCGGTCTTTGAGGCCATATTGGTGAATGGTGGCGAGCCGATTGGCCGAGCCGACAAACTCGATCACGGCCTGATGTTCGGTGCTGGTTGCCTTGAGCCAGCGGGGGCTGACCAGATGCTGAAACATCTTGCGGCGGGTGGCGCCGCGTTTTTTCGCCAGCTTCTTGAGCGGTTTGCGCGGGGTCATGGGGCTGCCATCCGGCTGGATGTTGGCCCTGATCCGCTTGCTCTGACTGGCGCGCAGGTTGCGGGCCATTTCCCCCATCAGTTGGCGGCGGGCGGCCGGTGTCATGCTGGCCAGCAGACCATCGGCCCAGCTGATCAGCCGGTTTAGGTCGTCGGTGGCCATGGCTGCGGTTCCCCGTTGATAAAGAGCTCCCAGGTGATGCCGTCATAAGGGTCTTCCGGCGGCTCTGGCAGATGTTCCCAGCCTATCCCCTGTTCGTTTTGCCATACCTTAACCCGCTCGGTCAGCTTGACGGTGATGATGAGATCCATCAGGTCGTTGGCGAGGTATTCGGCCTCAAAGGTGATGCCATCCTTGCGCTGCTCGTCGTTGGTCATCAGCTCGGGTTGGTGTTGGCGCAGCCAGGCCAGCAGCGGCACCATGATCTGATCCGGGTGGCCGGCAAAGTCTTCAATGCCGATGGTGAGGGGGTATTGCCACTCGAACGAGAGGGAACGTGCGCCGGTGCTTTCGATATTGCCCGGGGCGATAAAGATGTGCAGCTTGTCCGGGTTGGTCTTGAGGTGCGGAACACAGCGGGTCAGTACCTCACGGATCTGTTTTGGCTTTTCCATCTTCGCTCCCTTGTTGTCGTGTCTGGCAGGTGATGAGGCTCTCGACCTTGGCGGCGCAACTGGCCCAGGCGGCTTCGGTCTGGCTCAGCTGGTCGAGCAAGTCGCCGTTATTGCGTGGCGCCGCCGGCGGCAGCTGGCAGGGGCTCGGGGCCGGACAGGTGAGCCTGATAATCTGCGGCGCCGGTGAGGGCGGGGCGCTGGAGCAGCCTGATAACAGGGTCAGGCAGAGGGCGATCAGCCCAAGCTCTGAGTTCGTCATTTTCACGTTTGAGCCTCTTGATGGTGTCGGCGCGGGTAGCCGCAGCCTGCGCCAGCTGGTCGAGCTGGCCCTGCAGCTGCTGCGCCGCTTGTGCCTGGGTGGTCAGTTCCCGGGTGAGGGTGGCGATGGCAGTCTCTTTAAGCTGCTCGCGCCGCTCGGCCTCTTTGGTTTTCTCGTCGGCTGCCTTGAGACTGGTTTGCAGGGTGGTGACGTCCCCTTTGGCCTTGGCCGCCGAGCGGGCTGACCAGCCCCAGCCACCAAGAGTGACAACCAACGCCAGCAGCAACCAGCTGAGGGGCGAGCCCAGCAGCTCACGCCACATTGGCTACCTCCTGCACCTGATAGACCTTGGTAAAGTGTGCAAACCACTTGGCCAGCTTGGTGTCGTAGTCGTTCTCCTTAAACGCCGGGCCGTTGTAGCGGCGGGCGAAATCCGCCCACTTTCGACCCTGCAGCGCTTTGTGCATGGCGGGGTCTTGCTGGATAAAGCGGCACAGAGCGGTGAGGTGTTCGACCTCGCTGCGCTGCATGGCCGCCTGCCAGTCGCTGGCAGAAGCAAAACCCAGCGGCTGCCAGTGGTAGCCCATGATCTGGAACATGCCCCAGCTGGCCGACTCGATGGCCGCATCCCGATGCAGGCTAATGGCCAGTTGCAGCCGCTCCCACTCGGCTGCGCCGCCCGCATAGCCGCCGCGCTTGGGGTTGACCAGGTTGGGGTAATGGGTGGCCAACTGGTCGGCGGCCGCCTTGCCCCGGTGTTTGGTGAGCTGCTTGTAGAACACATGCCGTTCGAACAGCACCACCGGGCGCATAGCCTGGGTGAAGCCTTCGCCGATGCTCTCGACCTGGGCAACGGTGGCCATGGTGGCCAGCGGCACCGCCAGCAGATCGGCACCGGCCTGCATGTGGTTGATGGTCAGCTGGTTGCCGCGCTCACTACCGAGCAGGGCGGCCAGGGTGCGCGGGCCCGCCTGACCGATGGCGGCAATCATGTAATCCCGCTGGAAGGCTACCAGCGCCTGCTCGGTTGCCTCACCAAACCAGCCATCGACTGCCACCGGATAACCGGCGGCGGTGAGGCGGCGTTGCAGGTCGGCCACGGCGGTGCCGGTATCCCCTTTTTTCAGGCTCATGGCTGGTACCTCCGGTAAATATCCCGGGCATGGTCGGTGCTGGACGATTTGCCCCGGGGCAGCAGGTGGTGCACCGAGCCGCGGGTGTTGAGCACGGCGCACAGCAGGAAGAGGGCAAGCCCGAAGGCGGCCGGGTCTGGCGCCGGAATGCCGCCGAACAGAAAGCGCAGCGGAATGGAGCCTGACAGCACGCAGAGCAGCCACGCCATCCAGGCGGGCAGGGCGCGATACTCGCCACCTTTGCGGTCAAACAGCATGACCCGCAGGAAGATGGCGGCGCAGATCAGGGCGTAAAGGGCGGTGTAGATAAACACACCGGTCGGAGTGGTCGGGATCATGGTTGCCCCCTTTTGTTAAACAAGGCTTCAAGTAGCCGATCCTGATTGCGCATGATGAGCTGCAGCAGGCGCACCATCATGGCGGAGGCGATCAGCGAGCCGATCGCATTGCTGACCTGGACGCTGGCGGGCAGCAGTACCTCCAGCAGTTGGCAGGTAAAGCCGGCCAGCAGCAGGCCGCTGACAAACGAGGCGACAAACAGGGCAATCCGGCGCAGGCGCCCCTGCTCTTCGGCGGCCGAGATAAACAGCACAGCGCCGGTGAGTGCGCCGAGCACCACGGAGGGATCCACCCCGGGCAGGGTGAACAGCAAGGCCAGACCGGTGAGGGTGCTGGTTGCGGCGCTGGAGGAAATCGGTTCTGGCATCGTGCTCTCCTATCGTTTGCTGCCGCAGTGGCGGGCGAGTTGGTATTCGTGGATGGTCTGGCAGTCGGCGCAGCGCTCGCAGCCCCGGATAGCCTCGCGGCGCTCTTGCGGGATGGGGTCGTCGCAGTCGATGCAGTAGTGGGGGCCAGTGCCCGCAATGCGGGCGGCATGGATGCGGGCCGCCAGTTGTTGCTCGCTGATGTTGGCCAGTCGTTCGAGTTCGTCGTCTAGGCGGCTCATGTCGGTGTTCTCTTTTGTCGCATGACAGTCAGTCCCATAGCTGGATCAGCGGCTGTTCGGCCTGAGTGGGGGCCGCTGGCATGTTGATGAGGGTGCCGGTCGGCAGGATGGGGCCGAGCGCTGCCAGACCGGGGTTGAGGTTGAGCACCTGCTCGGTGATGCCTGCGGTGTAGCCGTAGTGACGAAACAGGATGAGATCGAGGGTGTCGCCCTGCAGGCTGCGCAGTTGCATCAGATGAGCTCCACCGTGGTGTGGGTGCTGCCGATGATGTCGCGGATGGCAAAGCGGGCATCGCGGTAGAGGTCATCCGAGCTTACCTCTTTGGCATCGGTCGCTTTGATGCCGTCACCGGTGGCGCTGTAGTCGGTGTAGCGCTCCAGCAGATTGGCGCGGGTCATGGCGTAGACGGCGCGCCGGTAGCTGTGCAGGTATGTCGATTCGCCATTGATGGGCTCGGCGGGGACGGCGGCCAGGGTGGCGTGACCTTCACTTTCTCTGGCGCTGCGCCACTGGGCCAGATCCCGGTTGACGCTGGTGATGGCGTCGATCACCGCATGGGTGAGGCGAGCGGTGGTGACGGTGCCATCGAGCCGGACGGTGTCGCGCAGCGTGCTAAGCGAGATCGCCGGCCAGAAGGGGGCGCTGGTGATGTCGCCCTCTTCTGTGGCGGTGGTCGGGCCGTCTGGTATGCCGCTGGCATTCGTCAGGCCCGAGCCGCCCAGGGTGCGGGGTTCGCTCGGTTAGCTGGCCTCGCCGGGGGCGGGGTCAGGCTGTTCGGGTGGCTGTGATTCGGGTTTGGGCTTCGCGTCCGGCTGCGGTGCCGGTTCGTTGGCGGGCTGGCCGGCGGCGGCTTTCTCCTTTTTGATTTCGCGCTGCAGGTCTTCCAGCTCTCGCTTGATGCCCACCTTGTCGTGCAGCTCGATGGCGCGGCGGTAGTGGTCGGCCGCTTGCTCCTTGAGCCCTTCGGCATAACAGGCGCGGCCCACCGCCTTGTGCAACTTGGCGCGCACCTGGTCGAAGATGTCGCAGTCTGCCAGCATGCTCATGTAGCTGCTGAGCAATGGCAGGGACGGGCCATTGCCCGCCTCTTGCAGCTTGATGGCGGTGTCGGCTACCTCTTCGGCGATAAGGGTGGGGGCGGTGCGTTCGTACTGATCCGGGGTATTGAGACCGTGGCGGATCACGTAATCCGCCATTGGCAGGGCGCCTGCCAGATCGCCGGTGTCGAGGTGCCACAGCATCACGGTCACCATGACGTCATCCTGACCGCCGCGATCGGCGGCCAGCAGGCCATCAATCCAGGGTTTGTAGGTGGCCAGCATGGTGCGCTTGGCGTCAATCTTGCGCTCGAGGCTCTGGATGCCCTTGAGGGTGCGACGGTGCTCGGCCAGCTGCATCAATTGGAGTTCGTACTGGTTGGCGGCGGCGCGATCCTGCTCGGGATTGGCCGCCCCTTGCAGGGCGGCCATGATGCGGGCGGTGTGTCGTTGTGCAGGTGTCATCGTGGCTCCTTAATCGCCTGCAGGCGCAGGTTTGGCGCCCAGCGTGATGTTTTCTGCGACGGCGATGCAGTCGTAATCCTCGACCACGTAGGCATCGTTGGAGGATTCCCAGTTGACGATGCGGTCGAGGCTCGGCTGCTCTTCCAGGTGGCGACGGCGGCCGCCGATCTGCCAGTAGATGGAGAGGTTGTCGAGGCGGGTGACGATCAGGGTGTCTTCCGGCACGAAGGGGACGCGGATCGCCAGCATGCCGCCAATCTGCTTCTGGCTCACCAGCACCTGACCGGCCAGCTTGTTCTGGTTGTCCCGGGTCTCGTTGAGGATGGGGAAGTATTTGTCGGCCAGCAGTTTGCGACCGCAGATCACCACCAGATCGGTGTCGTCCTGGTACCAGGGTTTGATCTTGCTGTTGACCAGATCGAACACCAGGGCGTCGAGGTTGCCGTAATCCCCCTCTTTGGTGTCGGTTTCACTGTTGGGCTGGTAGATGTAGATATGGCCGGTGCCCGCATCCCCTTCGCTCATCACCTGGGCGGGAGCATCATGGCGGGTGTGCTCAATCCAGCCGATGTTGACGTCCTGCAGCATGGGGAACTGGACGCGATCGGTGTCTTTCGCGGCAAGTTTGCCGTTCCAGCCGATCATGATGCGGTCAAGGCCCTGGCGCTTGACGATGGCATCGCGAATGCGGATCTGGAAGTCTTTGAACTTGGCCCAGGCATCAAGCTTGGCGTAACCGAGGCTGGTGTCGTAGTTGGTCTTTTCGCACTCGTATTTGGTGTTTTGCAGTCCGGTCGGGTCGAACGGGACGCGGGCCTTGCCGCCACTGGTATCGGTGCGAGAGGCGATGGTGCCATTGATGCCGATGCCGACCTTTTCCCCCTTGAGTTCATCCACCGGCACGATGTTGATCATGCTGAGGAAGTCGACGGACTCCTGCATTTTGGTTTCCAGCTTTTGCTGGATGCTGGGCTCGACACTGAATTGCACCATGGCCGAGCTGACGGCATTCAGGCTCGCCAGTTGGCTGGTGTACTGCTCGAATTGCTGACGGGTATCGTTGCGCATTATCGGGGTCCCTTAAAAATCGGTGGAGGTCGGCTTGGTGCCATCGTCACCGGTGGCAGGCTGGCGCTTGTGGCTGAAATCTTCCTGGCGCTCGAGCTGGGTGGTCAGGTCGGCCAGGGCGTTGGCGGTCGCCGTTTGCCGGGCTGTCAGTTCGTTGAATTTGGTTTGCAGGTCGGTATCGAGGCTGGTCACCTCTTTGGCCACGGCTTCGACGGCCTGATGCACATCGCTGAAATCGGCGGTCGATTGCTGCTTGTGGCTGGTGAAAATGGCGCTGATCCGTTCCAGCAGGCCCGGGCCTTTCTCCTGCTCATCTTCAAATTCGATGACGGTTTCGAGGGCTTCGGTAAACAGGCATTCCGGATGGTATTTGCGGTCGGCCAGCGGGTTGACCGCGGCCTTGCTGCAGAATTGCAGCATTTCGGTGCCAAGGCTTGCTGGGCTGTCGGTCACGGCCAGCCCCATCATGTAGGCCCCTTTTTCGTTCAGGTTGGGGTGGATCTCGATGGAGGTGTAGACCTTCTGGCGCTTCTTGTTCAGCGCGATCAGCTCAGGGGTCGGGTCAATCTGGACGAACAGGGCCAGCCGCTGTTCCCCTTCGATGGTGACCTCTTCGGTCTTGGCGGAGGTGATGTCGCCGTACATCTTGAACAGGCCGTTGGGGTCGAGGCCCCGGATATGCTCCATATTGACCCGTGCGCCATAGGTGGCCTGGTTGTAGCGCTGGGCCATCTGCTCAATCCATTCGCGGGTGATGGCGCGACCGTCGGTGGTGCCCCCCTCAACCGCAACACGGAAAAATTTGGACTTAGGCATGTGCTGGGATCCCTTTGATGATTGGGTAGTGATGTCGCGGTTATGGTCTGGGCGAGCGGCGGGATCGTGCAATCCGGGGCCAGTGTGTGGCGGCGCTACACACTGGCAGTGGGGCGTTTGGGGTGGTAGCGGCTGGGTAGACTGGCGCCATGACAACAGCACCCATCATCTTTCCCCATCTCGACCCCAGACGGCAGGCCATGTACCTGTTCTTTCAGGGGTACCCGCTGCGCGCCATTGCCGAGTTGCTGCAAACGCCGGAGGGTACCGTCTCGACCTGGAAGAAACGCGACGGCTGGGAGGACATCAAACCGATAGACCGGGTGGATAGCGCCATCGAGGCGCGCATGATCCAGCTGGTGATGAAGGAGACCAAGAGCGGCGGCGACTTCAAGGAGATTGACCTGCTGGGTCGCCAGCTTGAGCGCATCGCCCGGGTCAACAAATACAGCAACGGCGGCAACGAGGCCGACCTCAATCCGAAGGTGGCCAACCGCAACAAGGGGCCGAAGAAAGCGCCCGAGCGCAATGTGGTCGAGCCCGAGCAGCAAGAGCGGCTCATCGAGCGGTTTGAGTCGACCATGTTCGATTACCAGCGGGTCTGGTATCAGGCCGGTCAGGAGTACCGGATCCGCGACCTGCTCAAATCGCGCCAGATCGGGGCGACCTACTTCTTTGCCTTCGAGGCGTTTGTTGATGCCTTGGTGACCGGGCGCAACCAGATTTTCCTGTCAGCCAGCAAGGCGCAGGCCCATATGTTCAAGCAGTACATCATCCAGTTCGCCAAGGAGGAGGGGGTTGAGCTTAAAGGTGACCCCATGGTGCTGCCGAACGGGGCGCATCTTTACTTCCTTGGTACCAACGCCCGCACCGCCCAGAGCTACCACGGCAACATCTACATGGACGAGTATTTCTGGATCCACGGCTTTCTTGAGTTTCGCAAGGTGGCGTCCGGCATGGCGATGCACAAGAAGTGGCGCCAGACCTACATTTCTACCCCCTCCAGCCTTTCCCATCCCGCTTATGGATTCTGGTCTGGCGCCAACTTTAACCGCGGCAAGGCCAAGGCAGACCGGGTCGAGATTGACCTGAGCCACGCCAACCTGTCTGCCGGAAAACTGTGCGCCGATGGTCAGTGGCGGCAGATCGTCACGGTGGAAGATGCGGTGCGCGGCGGCTGCAATCTGTTCGACCTGGATCAGCTGCGCAGTGAGTATTCCGAGGATGAATACCGCAACCTGCTGATGTGCGAGTTCATGGATGACACCGAGAGCTTGTTTCCGTTGGCGACGCTGCAGCGCTGCATGGTCGACAGCTGGCTGGTGTGGGAGGACTACAAGCCCCACACCTTGCGGCCGCTGGCCAACCGGGCTGTGTGGATCGGCTATGACCCGGCAAAGGGGGGCAAAGGTGACAGCGCCGGCTGCGCGGTGTTGGCCCCGCCATTGGTGCCCGGCGGCAAGTTTCGGGTATTGGAGCGCCACCGCTGGCAGGGGATGGACTTTGACGCTCAGGCCAAATCCATTCGTGCCATCTGCGATCGCTACAACGTCGCCTACATCGGCATCGATACCACCGGGATCGGGGAGGGGGTCTATCAGCTGGTGAAGCAGTTTTACCCGGCAGTCACCGCCATCCAGTACAACCCCAACGTGAAGATGCGGATGGTGATGAAGGCACAGGATGTGATGAACAAGGGGCGGCTGGAGTTCGACAGCGGCTGGACCGACTTGGCCCAGGCGTTTATGAGCATTCGCCGCGCCGTGACCCAAAGCGGCAAGCTGCCCACCTTCGAGGCCAGCCGCTCCGATGAGACCAGCCATGCCGATATTGCCTGGGCAACCATGCAAGCCTTGTTACACGAGCCCCTTGAGGGGCAGACCGGCACCAATTCCGGCTTTATGGAGATTTACTGATGAGTGAGCAGATCAACTCGCCTGCCGGTGTGCAGGCGTTTACGTTTGGGGAGGCTATCCCGGTGTTGTCGCAGCGAGAGGTATTCGATTACCTGGAGTCGATGCACAACGGCCGCTGGTATGAGCATCCCCTGAGCCTGCACGGGCTGGCGCGGGTCTATCGGGCGGCGGTGCATCACGCTTCGGCCATCCAGGTGAAGCGCAATATCTTGCGCGGCTGTTTTATCCCTCATCCGAAACTGAGCCTGGCCGCCTTCACCGGGCTGGTGATGGACTACGAGATCTTCGGCAACGCTCACCTGCAGCGGGTGCGCAACCGGCTGGGCGGGACGCTGCGCTATGACCAGATGCCGGCCAAGTACACTCGCCGCTCCCTCGACCTGGATCGCTATTGGTGGGTGCCGAGGCCTGGGGATGAGGTGGAGCTGCCCGCCGGTGATGTGGGGCATGTGATGGAGGCGGACGTTAATCAGGAGATTTATGGCATCCCCGACTATGTGGCCAGCCTGAACTCGGCGCTGCTCAACGAGTCGGCCACGCTGTTTCGCCGTCGCTACTACGAGAACGGCAGCCATGCTGGGTTCATCCTGCACATCAGCGATGCCCTGCAGAACGAGGGCGACATCACCGCGCTCAAGACGGCGCTGCAAAACAGCAAGGGGCCGGGCAACTTCCGCAACCTGCTGCTCTACACCCCGGGTGGCAAGGCGGATTCGGTGAAGCTGATCCCGGTGGTCGAGATTGCGGCCAAGGATGATTTCCTGTCCATCAAGGGGGTGAGCCGGGATGACCAGCTGGCGGCCCATCGGGTACCGCCGCAACTGATGGGGGTGGTACCGAACAATACGGGCGGGTTTGGGGATGTGACCAAGGCGGCCCAGGTATTTGACGTCAACGAGATCGACAGCATGAAGGCGAACTTTGCGCAGTTCAACGAGTGGGCAGGGGAGGAGATAATCCGATTCACTTCTTATCGACTGTCAGATCTGACAGTGCAAAGCTGAAAACCTTGGCTAATCTCAAATAGATTTCCTCGTTCCTGAGTGCTTAAGAGAAAGCCCCCAATTGCATGGGGGCTTTGTTTTGGCCGGAACCCCATCCAGCCAGAGCTCACCAGTCGCGTTACAGGCCATCGCCGGCCATCCCTTCGCAACCACACTCCCGAGATACTTCACGCGCACCTGCGAGCATGAGCGCAGCCTCGAAAGGCCCCTCAACACCCAGCGCGCGCAATCGGGACCCCGCCTCGCCTGCGCGCTTTATGTGTCGATTTCCATGCAGGTGAACGACTGGGGGCGGGTATCAGCTCCCCGCGCCAGCACTGGCCGTACGCGGGGATCTGGATCCTTTTTGCGATCCTTCACTTTCTGTCAGATCCTTTCACCTTCCGTGCAGTCTGACACAGCAGCACCTTGTGCTTTCCACTCACTGATAAGCGCACTTAGAGGCTTTGATATAAAAATCTGGCTTGGCTTTGAGTTGTTCTGGGTATTTGCTGGCCAACTGATGATGCCAGTAAGGAGCCATCATTTCCTGATGGGGTGACTTGGGGCCCAGGGTTACATGAATCGCCCCTGGTTTTCTAGACACTCTGTTGCTGAAAAATAAACTGCCTTTCAAACTCTACCGGCGACAGCCCATCATTGGAACCATGA